CACCAGCAATAACCACTTCTATATCTTGGTCGTTCTGGTGATTGTCATTGAATCCGTAAAAATCTAGTGACCCACTCTCTGTTAATTCATAGAGGACATCACTATTCCTTTGTACTTTCGCACTAGCACTAGCAGATAAAGTCCAATGAAGGGCTTTTATATCCGCCTTGGGAGAACTTTGAGTCTCCGTACTTTTCTTTAATGTTGTTGCAAGTGCAATGGTGCCTGTCGCAGCTGTTCCACGAACGGCACATACTCCTTGAACTTGAGTAAGTTTTAAAACATCGACTACGACTGCCATTTAGTTTCTCCTAGTATTTCTTTTTCTTGGAATGGTTACCATGCATACCTTCCTCTAGTACATCTAGAGAGTAAGTCTCACACATCTCCACTCCGTGTTCAAACATAACCCGATACCAAGCAATGCTACCTTCTCTATTTGGTTCAGCATGCTCCCCTACTATGGGTTTCCCTTCACCGAATTTAGGGTGGACTACCTTTAATGCACACATATGTGTTAATTTAGGGTCTTCCGAACTTCCCTGTTTTGGGGGTGCGACATCACCTTCTATACCGTCTTCGGCAGGATGGTTAGCAGTAGCTTTTTCCTTCTTAGGTTTTTCTACTGGTTGCGCTTCCTCGCGTAACTCCTTAAATGTCTTCATTTGTTTCCCCTGTATCGGTCTCTGTTTGTTCTAATTCTTCGTCTACTTCTGGTGCAGCCTCAAGTCCCATCTTCTGTAACTCTGGGTCATTGAAGATTGCATTTGCAATTTCTTCCTTCCTTGCGGAAACTAATTCATCCGCCCTTGTACCCATCGCTTTAGCAAATTCATCATTTGCAGCTGTATAGTCACCGTCTGCCCACTTATCCATCATGTTTCTGACAGCATCCTGTGGTGTTACTTCATCGGTAACTTCAACTTCTACATTTGCTTCTTCACTCATTTTCTTCTCCATTTTCATTATTTGTTATACCTTCATCTTGACTGGCTGCAATTTGCCCGTCCATCAAACTAATCTCTTCATCCGAAAAACGCATGATGTTTTTCTGGACATATTCTTTACTAAACAACTGACCTATAAATGGTACTACACCGTTTAGTATCTCTAACCTACTTCTAAGGATTTCTTGTTCCTTAGACTCTGTATAGTAGGCATCCTGTGCATACAAATACTGTAGGTCATTTTTAATATCTGGCCATTCTTCCTCGTTAATGACCCCTTTCAGTATCAGTTGAGTTTTTAGTAGGTCATCAAATATCCCACTAAATCTATTCCTCAACTTAGAAACGAACTTTGTAAATTTAAGTTCATCTCTGGTAATCTCAGCAGACCGTCCAAAATTTAGACCTGTCTGTTGTTCCAGACGCGAGATAGGAACATTAAGAGATTGATATAGTTTCTTTTGGAAGTAAACCACATCTTCAATCTCACCTAAATTCGCACCGCCTGGCAATGTTTGAATCTCTGTACCTCTACCACCTTCTTTCCGTGGTAACCAGAAATCTTCAAGCATTGACATAAACTTTTTGTCATCCCTTATCTCACCAGTATCACTATCATAAACAAGTTTGTTTCTGTAGCGACTCATAACATCTTTTAGATATTGTTCCGCCTTTCCTGTTGGCAGATTTCCAACATCTATATAAAAAATTCTTCTTTCGGGAGCACGAGTGATACGATAAATCACCACCGCGTTCTCCATCATTCTCAATTGGTTAGCAGGGCGTATCGCTTTATGTAGATAAGATAGTGGTATATTTCTATCTTGGTCAACTAATCCAGATGTACAATATGTAACTGCGTCTTTGCTAACCTTGATTGCCTTATCATTAACTACATCTGTCCTATAAGACAATTGATTGTTAGTTGCAATCCCTTTTTCATCAAATACAAAATATTCTTGTACATCTTTTACGAGAGTGATATTATTTTTCTTATCCTTCTCTTTCTTGATTTCTCTGACCTTTCGGATTTTCCTTGGGTCAACATAACGAACATCCTTTATACCTTCTTTTTGTTTTTCAGTATCGATGACCTTGTGGAAAAATATTCTTCCATCAATGTACCATCGTCTAAAATAATCTTGAGCCCGAACATTAAAATCTAACATTCTCAAGACCCCATCGAACTCTTGAACGATTGCCTTTTTAACTGTGGCAGACTGATTAACTCTGTCAAGATTTAACTTAACTGGTTTCTCATCGTCCAAATTTGCGATGGCATCGTTGACAACATCCTCAATGGCTGCGTCAACATCGCCCATCTGAGATATATCTCTATACCTCTTAATAAGCATGGTCTCACTATTAGCAGTTCCTTCTATATCAAAGTAAGTGCCGTAGTACCCACCAGCTTTTATACTTTCTAGAGACCCATCGTCATGAGGCGGAACGAATGATTTTTCCGACTTAGACTTGGATCTAGAAATTTCAAATCCAAATAATTCCATAATTTATACCTTCTTCAAAAGTAGATTACTCTACATCATAATGCGTGTATTGCCATGTCACAGTAAATTCTTCAAAGATGTCATTCTGTGCATAGTTCAACGCAATTTCTGACATCTGAATAGGAAACGCATTTCTTAATTTGTATGTACCATTAGGTAATACTGTGTCATTCCTATCTAAATGTTCTACAACAATATCACTTTGGTAACTCGATGGTTCCAAAGTAATTGCTTCGTTGGTTTCGCGGTCATTCATACCGTTCATCCAAGCTTCAAATGGTGCTCGTAGACTAAAATCAGAGTCATTAACTACTGTAATAGTCCAAGGGTCGAATATCCTTTCGCCTGCAAGTTTGATTTCCCTACCTCTATATTGAATAATAGCAGGGTTAACATTGGAAGCGGGAAGGGCGGCCCCAGTTACGAGCAAACTGTACGATGGGTCAACACCAGTTACATAGGATGGGAAGGCAAGCTTAACCCTAAATTGATTGGGTCTCGCACCTCCAGCACCTAGTCTGGCTTTAAACTCTTCAATATTCATCTGTTTTTTCTCCTAACTTTTTTTTTATTTATCTCTATTAACCGCCAAGTTCTTCAAAAGAAATTCCGCTTCTTGTAGCAACAAATGTCAGCGTGATGAAGTTAATAGACTTGGCAGGTTTGACAAAGATGTCAGCCTTAAATTCATTTGAGTCTATAACTTGCGCCGTGTTATTTGTTTCGTCACAAACTACGCGGAAATCAAAGATACCCCTTCGTCCTTGAACATCTCGTAAGAAAGGTTCTACTAGAGCAACAAATTGTGCCCTTGTAAACGCATCATTGAACTCGAATAATTGGAATTTAGCAGCAGTTGCAATTGCCTTCTCTAGGACAATAAACAATCTACGGACATTAATTCTGTTAAATGCACTTGGTGAATCCAACATTGTCTTGTCTCCAAACAATACAATACCAGAGCCAGGCGTTGAAATTACAGGGTTAACACCTTTACTATAAAGTGTATCCCTCTGTGCCTTATTAGGTGACCATGCGAGTTTGATTGCATTTTTAATCTGTCCCCTATTAAGACCGCCAGGCGAGAACCAAGGGTCACTAGATTTATCTGTAACAACACAAGTACCAGCGACATCTCCGTTCAAAGGAACATAAGCATATCTGTCATTGTACTTGTCATACATGTATTTCCAACCAGAATCATATACTGCATAAGATGAGCGAGTATACGCATTGAGGTCAGAGGTTGAAATGATTGATGTTGATTCTGAACCTTCGTTGTTTACTACAGCACTTCTCTGTGGAGAGCAGAATACCATAGCATCTTTACGAATCTCAGCAACATTATCGATAACATAATCTCCTACAGCGGTTGCGTGTGCGGAAGTAAGAATTAAACTTACATCTACTAGTTCGTCATTTGCGAACAGTAAATATCCAGCCTGCAAGTCAGCAGTAGCAGGAGCAGTACTTACACCACTAGTTAGTGATGTTGAAACATCTGAGTCAGATGAACCTACCAATACAGCGTAGGTTGTTCCTCCAGCAGATGATGTTCCCCAGTTAGAACCATTTGTAGGATGATCCATCCAGTATATCCATTCTGAACGGTCATTGATTACATTCTTATAATAATTTGTTTGGTTTAGGTCATCTTTTGCTTCAGATGCCTTGGAAAGTCCAGCAAATTTTTCTAGGACTGTTCCAGCAGTACCAGTAATTTCACCTGTTTCGTCAATGACGATAACATGAACCATGTCACGAGTAGAACCATTGTTCTTTGCCCATGTAGTTGTGGTTGGTGTGAAATCAAATTGGTTTTTGTATGTCCACGCGGTTTGCAATGCAGATGTAGCAGTTGCAGATGAACCATCACCACTAATAGTCACAGCAGGAGCGGATGAATATCCATAGCCTGGGTTTGTGATTGTGATTGATGCTACATTGTTACCCGATAAAGCTACTGTTCCAGTAGCAGTAATACCACCTTGAGCGGGGGTAATACCAGTTGGGTCAGCAAATGTTACTGTTGCACTTGAGTATCCAGAACCAGCAGCGGTTATTGTTGTAGCACCGACTGATAATCCAGATGCAGAAGCAATGTCAGCAATTTCTACTTTAAGAGCATTACCTCTAGTGCCGGGATATTTTGCAGCCCAAGGCCCAACTGAACCTTCTCCAGCGGAGTATGATTCGTTATATTGCTCTCTGTTTTTAATTTGGACAGCAGTTCCAGTTGATACTGCGTTTCTAGCAGCAGCTCCAACTTCTCTCACGGTCAATAATTGTGAACCGTAAGCCAAGAAACTTGATGCCACCATGTGATCATAATATGTACTTAATGTGGGTTTGCCAAACCTTTCTACAAGATTATTCTCAGATGAGATTGCAATAATCTCGTGAGCAGGGCCCCATTGGAAATCTCCCACGATTCCACCAATAGTGGTGGCAACAGCGGGGACAACATTAGTGAGGTCTTTTTCTTGTACTAAGACGCCAGGCGATAATTGGAAAGCCATTTTGTTCTCCTTCGTATTTCGTTTTTAATCTATCTTGACTAAATAGTTATTCCTTGCAATTATTTATAAAAATTTTTCTTTCTCATCTGCCCACAACCAATAATCACCATCCATTACTTCTGCCTCTGGTTCATGTCCATCTACAACAAGACCGAATGGTGTTAAATCATTCTCTATCATTCTCATTTGCGAATTGTAAAGATTGTCACGAATATCTACATTAGTCAAATCCTTAAAAAATGTATTAGTTGATAACCAAGCAAATAGTACCATACACATGGCGAGGTCATCGTGGTATCCTTCATCAGCAGCAAATGTACCACTCCTTTCAACAAAAGTTGACAGTTCACTTATACATTCAGCATCAAATAATAAGAACTTCTGTTCTTCAATCAAACTTTTTAGTGCCAAACAACCCTGTCTCTTTACTGCTTTTGATGTTCTGACACCTAGAGTACTTTGTTTTCCGAAGCCAGGCGAAACATATTGTTTAGTTTTTTCCTGTACTGTACTAAAAATATTTTCATACTCTAGTTCTTGGTGAAGTATATCAACTACCTGTTGACCTATATCATTCGTTTCAAGTAACACATACGCATCGTTATAATCTTTTGCGACTTTACCTATGAAGTCTGGATATAATAATGGAGAAACTTTGTTATCTCTATACTTACCTACAACTTTAAACGGCATCTGTGTGATGTCAACCACAACAAAGGCAGAGTAATCTCCACCTATACCTCTAGCGGTATCTGCCGATATCACATAATATTTATCCTCTTTAGGTTCTTCATATATATCTAGTCCATCCTTCTCGTATACTGGGTCAACCGATGACATATTAGCAAGGGACTTACCACTAATCAAAGTGTTCGTTGACCCCAAGAAGTCACATAATACCTCTTGGTTGAACTTCACTTCACCTAACAAATCAAATTGTTCTTGCGTCCATTTGTCATCGCGGCCTGGGATTTCAGTATGTGGTATAAACATATTGTCAAATCCATTGGTGCCTTTCTCCGCTTCATTCCAGAACTTCCAGAAATGATTATATCCAAGTGGTGTAGATGTCAATAGAATCTTCGTGGTCTCACCAGCAGAGATAGTAGGATATACAGATGCAAAAAACTCATCTGCTATATTGTTTGGTATGATAGCTGCCTCATCTATGTACAACCAGTTAACAGATTTACCACGAATACCAGATGTGGTGGTTGCAGATGTGAACACGCGAGAACCATTCTCTAGGTCTACATCACCCTTGTTCCATGTCTTGACTCCCTGTTGCATCCAGATAGGAAGATTTTCGTACATAGTTTGGTATCTTGATAATACTTCCCTAGCAGCAGAGGTCTTGTTTGCCATAATAGCAACATTCTTATCATCATTAAATATAGTATAGTGTAGTATACATGCGGCTGCCGTTACTGTCTTACCTTGCTGTCTACCTTCCATTAGAATAGTCTTTCGATTATTCATAATGAATTCAACCTTTTTCTTTTGACAGTCATATAACTTAAAGGGTTGTAGACCTTCGTCCAAGGTTACTATTCTACAATAGTTTTCTATAAAATAAACCGTATCTTGTTCACACTTAGCAAACTCCGATAACTGGTCTTTAGTAAACCCATGTTCATAACCAATTGGTTTTAGGTTGGGATTACCGTGATATGATAATTCATTCCCAGCCATTTACTTCTCCATGTGATTGTTGTTTAATGTAATGAAAAAAGTCTGGTTCCTCTATGTTTGGTAATTCGGGTATGTCTTCTGTCTCTAATATCATTTCAAAACATCTTCGGTGATTGTGTTCTCTCGCTAACTCTGTACCCTTTATTAGTTCTTTTAAAGGATACTGTAATAAATTTTTAAATTGTTTATAGAACTCTTTAAATCTTTCCCCTTCGTCCTGTATATCATCAAACTGATAGTCTATAAACCCTTCATATAACATGAACCCCATTGATTTGAGTTCGTTATACATTCCTTGTCCACCAAACCCCATACATAATTTTCTATGTAAAAGAGGTTTAAAGGTTTTTTCAGTAAACCTAACATGACTAGTCCTAGTCTCAACAAACAAATCTATAAGTATCTTGTCATAAAATTCTGCTGGACTTTGTGTTACTGCCCATCCACCTTTCTTATGTAAAGGATGAGCTTGGTAAGAAAAATCCCAATTCGTTGACCAATCTAACATAAACTTCCTTTGAATATCAGTATATACTCCTTGACGCAAGTTAGAACAATAGTCATTGATTAAGTTATCCTTTTCTAATGACTCCCACAACTTTTGTCTATACGGTCTCATAGAATGATTTAAACAACAAAAGTATGTGTCCTCACTACCAGAGTAGTTTTTTATATTGGTTCTTTTTAATTCGTCATCCCAATATGAACCATGTCCAATTACTTGCCACAAAAAATATAATCCATATGGTTTATGCACGGCATTTCTTGGTAATAATTTACTAGAGTCTATGTATGAACTATCGATAACAGTAAAACTTAAAGAAGGGAACTCCGAAAACAAATCTAACTTTATCAATTCTTTCTTAGGTAAGAAGGGATTTAATATCTCTTCTTTTAAATTATGAACCACTAACCTATTTATCTTGTTTTCAGATAGGTGTTCTTCTAACTTGGGAACGGTAAGAGCTTTCCTAAAATGTTCCATTAACCAGTATTCAGCTGGATTCTGGGTCAACTGAGTCATGGTCTATAATTTTTTCATTTTCATTTTTCAATGCTTTTAACATATCGGAAGTTGTACCAGTAAACACTAAGTTGTTAGTTGTTTTACTAATAGTCTTAGGTGCATCTGAATTCTTTTCGATTCGATGTTTCTTCTCTTGGACTTCCATCATGTCTTTTGCTTGTTCACCCATAGTCTTGATGATTTGTCCAGCAACTTCATAGGCACGAGGGTTGTCACTATTGGTAGCGACATG